GCAAAATAGCGTAAAATCGTGCATTGAAAGCTGATTATAGCAGGTTCAAGTCCTGTCACCCGCACCATACGAAAAACCGCTTGTTTACGTCAAATGGCGTAGATAGGCGGTTTTCTTTATGCTCTAAAATGTTAAAATATGCGTGGAAATGATAAAATATTAGCTAAAATAATAAATGTATGACACGAAATATGACACGAAATTTGCACACGTTGAAATTTTGCTTTGAAAATGCGGCAGATGATTCAGAATTCGTTGACCGCATTTGTCACGGATTCGGCACTGCGAAGAGAAATACTATTAAAGGAAAATCGGGTACAACATGGTATGGCTAGTCAGTGATAGGCTGGGGCGATAATCTCACCAACCTGCAAAAACAGCAGAAAAAGGCAAAGGCAGTCGAAGAAAAATAGCCACTATATCCGCTCTGCGCGGATTGTATAAAAAATAAAATCAGCCGTCTCAGATTACTCCGAGACGGCTGAACTACTATCTGATATACTTTCTCCGACCGCAACGTATCTTCTGTACAATACGTTGCGCATGCCTCCAATCTTTTTCCGATATCAACGGCTCATAGCCGCCCTGATATAAATGCCCCTTAAAGCTGTAATAGCCAATGTAAACAGGGCGTGTTACTATTTTCTTTATCGACTCAGCGTTAAATGAACTCCCTCGTCGCCCATGATGTCCCATTGCGTTGACTATCTCAGCTACAGGTAGATAGGACTGATACTCAATGAATTTTTGAAAAATTAACCGAACAACTTCTGCCTCTGCTTCATTGATAGTAAGACTATCCTTTCCGTCTAGGTCATAGCCTAAAACGTCAGAGCAAGTCCGCTTCCCCTGCGAAGCTCTTTCAGCAAGCGCAAATGAAACCCTTTCAGCCGTCAATTCTCTCTCCATTTGGGCGAAAACACCAAGTACGCCCATCATCGCACGCCCAGTCGGTGTAGATGTGTCGAAACCCTCTGTGCAACTTACAACGCTGACGTTATGTTTTTGTAGTTTATCCCATGTATCATAAAGATCTGCAACGGACCTTGTGAAACGGCTTAACGCCCATATCAGTATGATATCAAATTCACTGTTATAAGCCGCTTCAAGCATGGCTTGACACGCTGGGCGGTGTGTAATATCTTTTGCACTTATGCCCTCGTCGGCATACACATTGTATACCTCATAACCTCTTGTGGCGCACCATTCAGTGAGTGTCTTTCGCTGAGCAGAGAGGGAGTACCCCTCTCGTGCTTGGTCCAGCGTTGACACCCTTATATAGACCGCCGCTTTCATAGTGCAAGCAAGCCGTCTATTTCGGCAATTCTTTTGAGAAGCTTTTCACGCTCTGCTTTTAAGCTTTCCACGTCTATATCAGATACAAGCTTAACGCCCTCATGGTCCTTTATCTTACTGTAAATTGTTTCAGGCACACCCTTAACACGAACGATTGTACCCTCATCAGCTGATATCCTGGGATTTTTGGCAGAGCCGCCCGAAGTGGCAAATCCACCACTTATAAGCATTGCATTGTCAGAGAAAATAACTTCTCTATCACGATAGAGTCTTTTCAGAACAACGATTGAGCCAACTCTGATTTCTCCGTCCTCGTAACCCTCTGTATAAGTGTCGAGGTCAAGATCTACTGTGACAGTGCTGACCGCACCAAGCTCTCCACACTCTCCGTAGCATTCAATAAGCAACGCCTTGACGGCTTCCTTGTTCTCCTCTGGGAAGACCCAGCAAGGGGCGTTCCACTTACCCTGTATCTGCTTTGCCCCTGCGACAAAGCTCTTGTTGTACGGACTGTTGACCTTGATTTTCTCGTTTTCAACTGTAACTATCATGTTATTTACCTCCTTGAATTATCTTAACACCAGGTACGCTACTGCAAGTATCAATCCGCCAAGCTTGAGCAGCTCTTTACAAAGTTTGAAAATATCATTTTTCATATTGACACCCTTTCGTTTTTGTGGTATAATTCAAGCAGTTAGGAGAGCGGTCAACTCTCCTTTCTGCCGAATTTACTTATTTAAGTAAATCTTTTATGATCAAGATGTAGCCAATCAAGCCGATTATCTCGATCATTAGCTTGTTAAGTTGTTGGACCAGCTTAACAAGCTTTTTTATTTTCTTGTCCAATTTAACCGCCCCCTTTCGTTCTTTTCTGATATTATTATAGCATATAGCCGTGTATATGTCAATGACTTTTATATTAAAATATCAACAAATATATAGCCGTGTATTTGTTCATTTTGCATATAGCCGTGTAATTGAATATGTGCTATAATGACAATGAGGGGGTGACATTTGTGTATAATGAAAAATCAAAAGAACGCACAATGCGCTATATGAAAGAAAAACGTGATAAACTTACGCTTAACTTGCCGCTTGGCGACAAAGAGCGATATAAGGCTTACGCTGAGAGCAAAGGGAAAAGTTTAACCGGTTTGATTGTAGAACTCGTTGAGAATGATATGGCAAAAGATAAAAAAATCGAATAATAAAGTAAAACAGCCGCCAGGGCAAGCGCTCTGACGGCTAAATTTATGCTAATTTTATGCGAATTTTATAAGACTATTTCTTGATTTTTTCACGCAGTTTTTTGATGAATTTTCTGCCTGCAATGCCGTTTGGTCTATATCCCCATGCTTTCAGCCTTGCGTTGATAGCACCGACAGTGCCCTTGCCGATGATTGCATTATCGTCCAGCTTTGCGCCGTCAAGGATTAGCAACTGTTTCAGGGCATATGACCCGTCTGTGCTTGCGCCTTTCTTATAGCCCTTTGTGTCCAGCGCAGGCGGATTGATAACGTTCTGATTTTTCGGACGGAGAACGCCAAGAACGTGGTTATAATTGTGATAGACACGTGTGCATGGGTCATTTCTACCTAACCAGTTCTGGTCATAGCTATAAAAATATTTTGTGTTGCCCTCGCCTGTGGCAATCGCAACGTGACCGTCCTCACCGTTGAGAGATTTCCCCCATACCACGATGTCGCCCTTTTTCGGTACGAATGATGGCGTATTCGCAATTTTGGTAAAATATTTCTTTACAGGCTGATTGTCGAAATTTGTGTAAATCATGTATGCGTGCAGTCCGATGAACATACCGCAGCCGACAACATCTCTGTTGTACTGATTAGCCAGGTCAAAACACTGTACACCGTACAACTTATCGAAATTAATACCCTTGCCCTTGTATTTTTTCACAAATTCATCAAATGTCATAGCCATAATTAGTCCTCCTTATCCTTAAAAACTCCAAATTTTGCCACTATTTTGTTTATCCAGTGCGCCTGCGGATTGATTTCACCATAGTTTTCTAGTATGGATACAACTTCCATAGTGAAAATATACCCGAAAACCGCAAGTGCCGTTATCGTTCCTGCAATGCCTGCCAGTTCGCTATGCCCGTAGTAATGGCCTAACTGTTCAAAACCTATCTCAGACCCTATTGCCACGCCCATGACAACTATTTCGGCTAGTTTGTTCAGACCGCCTTTTCGCATTTTCGATGAACGGACGTCGCCTTTGCAATAGGCCTTTATCCAGCCAGTGGCAAAATCAGCCAACGCAAGACCTATAACAATCATCAGCATTATTATGTATTTCACTTTACTACCTCGCTTTCATACTTCTCCCCAGTGATTTCCTCATACTGTTCGGGGGTTATCTTCCTCCTGTCGGCAAAATCCTTGACCTGCTCGGCGGTGTATAACCCCAGATTGTACAATCTCTTGACTTTTCTATACATCCTCTTCGTCCTCCCCAATCAGAGTATCAGTCATCAGTGCAGTATATAGCACCTGAGCTTCCAACTCATCAACCTTTGTAGCCTTCTTCGGTTGGAAGTCTTCTTGGGATAATCCTAACTTCTCAGCCATTTTCTTTTGTAAATCAGTCATGTTGTACCTCCTACTTCACTTAGTTTTACAACGTACTCTTCCTCTGATGGCACTGGTATTCTGTAATTTTCACCATTGCTGTTTTTGAACGTCACGCTACCCTTTGCCTCAACCTCAATATTTCGCAGGAAGTCATCTGGTATTAACGATGAAATGTCGGTTACGATTGGCGTTGCTAGTTCGTAGTATAGCATTACACCTGACATAGCCTGTTTAAATGCGGCGGCATCGGTATAGGCGGTGTCTTTGACCTGAATCTGTGAAACTACGGTAACTCCGTCTATTGCGAGTGTTTTATCGACAAATACATTGGAACTTCTCGCAACTGTTCTATATTTACTGCACAATGCATTATAAATGGTTGTTCCAAATGCACCTAGATATTTAAAATTGAGATGTTTCGCAGGTGCGTAGAAATGATTTCCAACAGTGGAAGTCGTATTAATTCCCCAATTCAGAGTCCCTAAGTCAACGCTGCCGACACATTGAACATATTTCTTGTTTTCATAGTCCACATAGTTTCGTGCCGTTCCTGCTGACCAACCATAGCCAGGCAGATTGCGGATAGCCTCTGGAATTTGGTAGGCGGTATCACCCACAGCGACCTCTTCCGTGCCAGCACTGACAACCTCCCCTGCATTATACGGATAATAATCGGCAGGGAATATTTTCTCAAATTCTTCCACTGTGCTAGGTTCGTTGCCTGATCCGAACATGAGGGTGAGGTCAAACAATTGCAGTGTAAATTTGTATGTGCCTGCGGTTGCGCCTGCAAATGCACGATAATACAGGGCACCATTTTTAACGCTAGATTGCAGGGTGTATATTCCCTTTTCAGTGGAATGTTCTGATTCATATCCGTTTGAAATATTGGCATTGTTATCGCCAAAACGCACTACAACATTTGCAGTTGGGTTGCTTGCGTCTTTTACGCATTTCCCCAATACCTTATGACCATGTGCGCTAATTATATTTGACGTGTCAGCTTCGATACGGCTAATCCACTTATCCTCGGTAACATCTTCGTCAATCGTTACTGTAACATGAATTATGCTGTCAGGTATCAGCTGGTTAAACACAATCGACCTACCACCAATATTCTTAATCGACATCAGCTTACCGCCTGTAGGCACAGCCTTCTGATATGCCGTTTCGCTGTCGGTTTCAAACTGGTGCGTGATACCCTGACCTATATCATACAACGCATTTACCCTACGTTGCAGTTCCTTGTCAGACAGCTTTACCGCAGAAATTTCAGCCGTGTTTTCAGCGATTTTCCCGACAGCCGTCACATAATCATCAGGCAAACTGTCAGCCACCGCCTGTGCTGTCTGTGCGGCGGTTTCAGCGGCTGTTCTGTCCTCTGCGACCTTAGCGGCATGGTCTGCCACTGTGGTCTTGTCGGTTGCTACCTGTTCTGCCAATGTCTGCACAGCCTGTCTATCAGCTGCTGTGCTATCAGCATTAGTCTTGGCAGTTTTGGCATACCCCGCAGTTATTACCTTGTCAGCCTCAGCCTGCTGTGCTGCCGTTGACGCTTGGGCTGCGGATACCTTGGCATTGTTCTGTGCAGTGACCGCCTCAGCACGTGCAGTTTCTGCACCCTGCATGGCAGTGTCTGCCTGTGTTGCGGACGTTTCAGCAGATGCCTGTGCGGTTTCCGCACGGCTTGCCGCCTGCGTTGCCGTGTCGGCTGATTTCTCTGCGGCTGTGGCAGATTTCTCAGCGTTTTCTGCCGCTGTAGTAGCCGTTTCTGCGGCGGTGACGGCTGTCTGCATATCTGCGTGTGCCTGTCTGCCTATGGCGTCTATGCGGTCTAGTGCGTCCACCGCCACATCAGGTGACGGCACAGCATTATCACCGATAGCCGCACCTATTCTCAGGCGGAATATGCGTGATTTTTTAACCAAAATATATTCATCGCCTGACAGCTTTTTTGCACATATCTGACACGATACTGTCTGTGCTGACCGCAAGATATCTGCTGTTGGTGTCCACTGTCCACCTGTGATATCGACCTCGTAGACAGTGTCGTCGCCGTAGTCTATCGTTAGCACATAGCGGTCTGCGCCGTCTATTTCCATGCCCTCGACTGTCACAGGACGTGCATTCGTTTCGCCTACATATCCTAGCAGGGCGGTGCTTAGTGTTACGTCATAGTCTGAATTTAATGTTATCGTCATTTAATCACCCCTCTTTACTCTATTGCAATGTAATCCACATAGTATGTTCCTGTTGGCACGGTTCCTGTTGCCCCAGCTCCCATGCAGACACTCAGATAGTATGACGTTCCTGACCCATAGACGTGGGTGCAGTAGTTCTGATATGGTGTTGGTGCACCTGTCTGCCGTAGCGTTGCTATTACCTGTTTAGGTGCAAAGGTCAGTCCAAGTGGTATCTGCATCAGTGGATTCGCTTTCGTCATCTTGTATTCCACAGTGCCATAGTGTATCTTGCCGGCTCGGCTCAATATCTCATCGATTTCCTCACCTGCGTGTTGCATCGGATAATCGTTTTCGGTGATATCCTGCGCCAATGTCAAATTTTCATCAGCCATTATCTCGCCCCCTTTTTAAAGCTGTTCTTCAACGCTCAGACCTACCGCAGAAATGTCTGCTGAAAGTCCGCCGTCAAAGGTAAATCCTAAATTCGTTATCGGTATGTCATAGCTGTCTGTGCCGTTGGTGTAGGTCACTACGTCACCTATGTCGAAACGTGGGTCACCAAGTCTGTGGTATAGCTCAGTGGTGTACCACGAAAAGCCACCTATTCTGCGCCACAGAGATTGTAGCAAAGACTCTGTCATGTATGGGTTTTCAAATTCCAAAACTCTACCCTGCGTTGTATCTGTCACACCAAGCGACAGCGTTACATCATCGTTCACTTTGCAGATAATTCCCACGATAGCGTTCTGCCTTTCTGACAGTGTTGGCAAGTCTATTGTGTTGTTATCCAATGTTTTCACGCTCTTGCCATACCACTTTCGGACGTATTTTCCGTACCTGTCAACATAGCCAAACTGACCCTGAGCAGAGGAAAGGTAAGACAACATTTGGCGCATGGTCACGTCCTTCGGCAATGAGCTGACCTTGAAGTAAAAGTATTTTGAGTACAGCACCTTGCCGTTCTTATCTATCAACCTTCTGCCGTTCTTGTCACGCAGTAACCTGACTTCCGTATAATCATTTCCATTCTGCAAACCAAGCTGTCTGCAAATGTCGTCTTCGACGGCTTTATTCCAGTTCGGCATAGGTATGTGTGGTACATACGGCTTATCCGAAAAGTACAGCCTGTCCGCCATTGTCAGCTGAACACTGCCACCCGACTTTTTCGACTTAACGCAGGTAAAACGTCCCATTGGTACCTTTTCGTCTGAAAGTATGCCGCTAGTTTCGTAGTCTACGAGATATAGATATGTGTCATACTCTTTGCCGAGAAACGCTGTTTCAGTGTCACTTATGGTCATGTTCCACGATTGCGAACATACGGCACCCAGCTCGATGTCATCGGAAAGGCTTGTTGCCTGCATGGAGCTATCAGCTGACATAATGCTGTCACCTGATATAACGCCCTCTGCATTCTCTATCCACAACCTCCAAGTACGGCAATAGCTCTCGATACGCTGAGAGACGGGTTCATTCTGTACTGTATACAATTTTACCGCCTCCTAGCATTCGATTAGGTCTACTGCAACATTTTTCAGATACTTCATCGGTGAGACCCACTTTAGCACATCATATTTTGTGTCACCTGCATACATGGTGCACGTTTGCTCAACAAATGTTTCATCTGTAAATGTCACGCTGAAAAACGGCTTGCTTACGTTAGAAATGTATTGATTTATCAGTGCGACTTGCTCACCTGTGAGGTGTACCCACGATATGATTAACTTCTTCTTTATACACACCATATCACCAACAAACATTCCGTTTGCTGAACGTCCTGTGTTATCCGACCAGATTTTGTTGTCCTGTACCTGCAAATCTGCAGGTACAGGCATTTCTACGCCGTCGAATTTTAGCATTGTGTCACCACCTCACTTTAGTGCAACGGACTTTTACCTGTCCGTCTGGTTGTATCGTTTATCCCGTCAACAGCAACTTTTACGAAGCTGTTCTTGTCAGGAACGATTTTAACTGTCATTTCATTGTTTCTGCTACCGCTGTTCTGAGTATCTCTGTTTGCTTCACGTACTGCCTGATATACTGCTTGACTGATTGCCGCAGTAATCTGATCGTTATTTGCAACAGCGTTTCTGCTACCGATAGAACCGACCATTTCAGGTGCACCGTTTTCTCTTGCAACAAATAGCTGACCTGTCGCAGGATAACCGCCTCTTGCATATCCCTGCACACGATATCCAGGCGCTGTATAGCTTATCTGTGGTATAGATACAGCTTGCCCCATAGCGGCAAGAATGCCATTTGAGGCTATCTGTATTGCAGGTACCGCACTATTGAACGAATTGAAGAGTTGGACGTGGAAACTATCTGCCTTGTCGAGAATTGTGTTGAAAATATCAACAATATCGTTGATAAGGCTGCTTTTTCTCAGGTCAATGCCGTTTTTAAAGCGGTCTATAAATTTGATACCGATTGAGGTTGTCGCAGATTTCGTATCAAATGTTGTAACGGCTGATTTTGCTGTTTTTGCTACGTAAGTGTTCATAAACGTTGACAGCGATTTTATGCCGTTCATGAAGCCTTGGAGGAAAAAGACGCCGATTTGGTACATTACTTTCGACGGAGAATGAATGCCCAGCGTATCTTTAAAGGAATTAATTGAAGATCCAGCCATATCTTTGGAAGCTTTTGAAACCTGTGGAGTAGCCTCATAAAACTTATCCAAATATCCTTTTGTCTGGTTTGTAGCTGCGTCTTGCCACATTTTTATTGTATCTTTTGATACCTGTTCACTTGTTGAGGCATGAAGAACGTTGTCCATTACCTTTTGTACTGCCGTTGTAGCTTTACTTATGCTGTCTGGAACATTTTTCAACGCTTTAACATTATACAAATCATTTATTTCCTTTGTTGACAAACCCTTTGACATGAGAACATTTTTTTGCGTTGTCCAAGAGTCTGTGAAATCTCCAAACATTTTTTCTATTTCTTTTTTTGCGGCTTCTTCATCAGAAGTCCCTATTCCAAAAGCATGAAGAAAACTGTTGCCAGCCCAACTTCCAGACGAAGTGAAGTTTTTAAGGTCTTCCTTAGTCTCAGATACACAATCATCAATTTTCTGGCGTATTGTTTTAAAAGTCGAACCAACAGAAGTGAGCTGTTCGTATTTGATGTCGAACAGAGAATTAACTGCTTCGGTTAGTTTTTCTTTTTCGCCTTTGGATACGTCAAGAGCTGAAATTGTTTTAAGCTGTTCTTGCTTTGACTTTTTCAATGTCTTTAAAGCCTCAGCATAGTCTTTTGTCATTTTGTTGAGAGTGTCTTGTGCTGTCTTAAAGTTGCTTAGATTGATTCTTTGGCTCGAAAGGTTTCTTGCCTCTTCTTTAAGTGATTCCAAAGAACTTGTTGTTTCATCAACTTTTATTCCAGCGATTGCACTTAGTTGATTTTCATATTCTTTCAAAGAACTGATATCGCTGTCTGACAATGATGACTTGCTTGTTAAGTCATTTATTTTACTCATCAGCTCGTCTATTTTAGCCATGCTATTGTTTGTGCCGCCATTCACTATTCGTGTCATTTCGGCAACAGAGTAACCTTGGGCTTCCAGCATATCACTATTAGCAAGTATAAACAACTTAAAATTGTCATTGCTTTCCTTGACATACTCTCTAGTTGTCTTTGCAAGACTTACAAATTCCGCTTTAAGCTCACTGAGGCTGTTAGTATCAAACTTTGATTCGCTCAGCGTTTTTATTAACAGGTTAATCTTTCCTGTTGTTTCCTCTGCGCTTTTGCTAAGCTCAGAAAGATTTTTTGTCCCGTCAAGAAAAGATTGATCGCTTTCTGTCAGCTTTGAATAATAGTCTTGCAAGGACTCTGCGACATCTGTGATGTTTTTGCCAGATGTTTTCCATTCGGCATTGACTAATTGATCTCTCGCTTTATTTACCTGTTCGGCTGCTCCTTTAGCGGCTCCGTTTAAAGCTTCAAATGCTGTTACGATCGCAGCTATAACAAGACCTGGCTTGCCGCCGAAAAGCCAAGAAACCCCTAGCCCCGCTACTATTGCAGCGGAATCTCCTAATATGTTTTTCCAATTAAGAGTGTCTGATGCAAGACCTTTGAATAGGTTGTAGCTGCCATATCCAGCTAAGACCGAGCCACCTATCACACCTAATATCTTTGCTGCAAGAGATAGATTCCCTCTAAAACTTTTAACTCCGTCATTCATCTTTCCAAAGAATGATGTAGCCTCAGAATTTTTAAACCCTTCCGTGAAGTTTTTCAGCCACGTTTTGCACGTTTTTATAACGCTTAGACCTCCAAACGCCCCTTTAAGCTTCTTCACCCAGTTAATCAGGTTAGCAATCTTATTCACTGCCCATACTGTTGCCAATAGCCCTGCAATGACTTTAATCATATCCTTGTGCTTTTTGAGCCAGTTGTAGAGCTCTTTCAGCTGAGCTTTGACTTTTTTGTAAAGTGCGTCCGTCTGCTTGTCAAGTCCTGCAAGAAAGTCATATTCAGGCAAATCAATGCCGAGATCATATTTATTGCCTGTAGTATCTCCGCTGTCATTGCCGTTGTTCTTGTCAAGATTGAGCTGATTTATCTCATCAAAGCTAGCAAGTGCAAGCAACGCTTTCTTTGTTTCCTTGACAGACTCTGTTGCATCGTCTGCATTCTCTGTTACACTGCTTAGACCTTTGCCAACCTCAGAATAATCTATCGTTGGCAGCTCAAAGCCTAACCACTTTGCAATGGCGTTAGCGGCGTCTGTGAGCAGTCTTACAAACACTTGGACATATGGTATCATCTTCACAGCAAACACGCTCACAATGTTGCCTATGGCTCTCTTGAGCTGTTCAAACTGTTGCTGCAAAATTCTCATAGAGTTTGCAGGCGTGACGATGGTTCTTGCCATGTCGCCCATAACATTTGTAGATTGCTGAAGAATAGCAACGTATCTCAGCTGTGAATTCTGAGCCTGCGTCATGGTGTTGATGTTCTGCTGAATGCCATTATCATAGGCTATCTGCTGAAGTGTTGCGGCATCAAGGGCATAACCCAGTCTGCGCAACGGTTCCAGTTCTCCAGAGATGCCAGATTCAACTTTCTGCATAGCGTCTTCTATGGAGATGTTGAAGAATGATGCTATATCATAGCCTATCTGCGTCAGGTTTTTGGACATTATGTTTGACTTTTCAGCCGCAACTCCAAAGCCTGTTGTTATCTGTTTGAACACGCCCTGAAAGCGTATCCACTCAGAAATATCAATGCCAAGCAGACTATTTACTTTTTCGGCATACCTATATGCTTCTTCCGAATAATCGCCCATAGCTACTGTAAATAGGTTGATGTTTTCGACATACTCGTTTGACGATTGTAAGCAATCGGCGAGTGCATCTACCGTCCTATTGACTGTGACGTAAAGTGCGGCAGCTCTTATTCTTGCGTCCTTAAAAACTGAGGACAAACTGGTATAGGATTTTACAGTTGCGGCATTTGCAGATGCAAGGTTTCCGTTTCTCGCTATTGAACTCTTCATAATGCCATTAAGTGCGACAAGTCCGTTTTCCGCCTTTGAAACCTGCGTTGTCAACGGCTCTATAGCGGTGGTAAGCTGGCGTATTCTCGTTGCGAACTCATTGATTTTCTCTGTATCGAGTGACTTTGTGATATCAGGTATCTTTTTGAGACTGTTAAGGAATGGCGAAAGATTATTCTTACCCATTTCCTGCATTGGCTTACACGCCTCTGTAATAGCCGTTATATTCTCTTTAAGCACACTCACATTACTCATGCCGCTTACTGCATTGCACGCCTCAGAGAGCTTTTTGATGCTGTTCACGGTCTTTGTAACATTCGGAGACTTTATCTGTGACAACTTTGAAACGCTTTCAACAAGCTTTGCAAGCTTATCCACACCTGATATAGCATTGGCACTTGCCGCTATTTTGTTGAGCTTTTCGGAAAGTTTGTCAAGCCCCGAAAGTTTGCCCACTGACTTTTTAAGCGTTTCGAGCCTAGCAATCAGCCTATCAAGTTTTTTTTCAGCGTTGTCAGACGAAGCTTCTACTTTCAAACTAAGCTTATCGATGTCTAATCCCATACTTTTTCACCTCCTATATAAAAAAAATAAGGGTGGCAATAAGTCTGTTTAATTGCCCTTATTTGCCGCCCTTCCTTTATTAAATGCTTCTGCAAATTTCCTGAATTTCTCCGCATTTTCTCGCATGATGTCATCATACGTTTTTTCATTATCCTTGTCGGCTTTGAAAATGTCATGCGGTCTATCGGGATATTTGCCGTCTTTTGAAAAACAACTTGCTATGGCTTCTTGAACATATAGTCCCGTTAGCCATGCATTGAAATTGTCCTTTTCTCTCTTTGCTTTTTGTGTCATCGCATCAGCTTTGCGAAAGGCAACTGCCAAACAGCAGTCACCTTCCCAAAACTCTTTGGCAGTCATGCCTATGGATAAATACAATGGCAAAGCTTTTAGAAATGTTTGAGTATATGTTTGCTCTTTCGGAACGTTGTCTACTCTCCAACGCTCCAGGTTATCAAATTTTCCCTATCCTCAGCAGGGTCATTTGTTGTCAGTGTCTCGATAGTTTCGCTGTACATTGAGAACAGAGTCTCTATAAGCTTGTCCTTATCAGCGAAAAGAGCCTGCATCTTGTCAATCTGCTCGGGCTTTACGTTACGGTGATTTTTCTTGAAAGCACCTGCAAAAAGCTCGTTCAGAGTGTTCATTGGCTTGTCTGAGAGATCATTCAGAGTGAAGCCGTTATTTTCCATTTGTCTTACTGTTCTTCTGGAAAACTCAAGGACGTAGTGCTGACCCTCGTAATTGAAATTGATTGTCTTTGCCATTGTTTTATCCTCCTAAAAAAAATTATGTATCTGAAACTGTTGTCGGAGTGATATCGCTCTGCGGATAAGAAGTGATTTCCATTTCTCTCTTGCCGCCGACTTCGCCACCTTTGATGTTGACAAACATAGAGCCTGTCCATGTCCACGCACCATATTCACCATTTGCACCAAAGCGGAGTTCAAAAACGATTGTATCGTCGCCTTCCATTGCTTTGAGCTTATCATACGCTGTTTTGGTGTAGTTCGCACCAAATGTGTAATCTGGAACATCTACCATACCTTCGGCATATTTTTTCTGCCTGCTGGACAGGTCAGATACGTCCAGCTTTTCAGGTGCAGTGAAAAGGTCTGGGTATGATGTAATGTCACAAAGCTTTGAAGCTTTGCTTTCAGCGGCCTTTTTTGCATACAAATAGGTATTAATTGTTGCTTTCTCCAACTTCATTACCTCCTATAGATTATTTCGTCCGTATCAACTTTGCACTCGAAACGCATTGTGATACGATATATTGATGTGTCAGATAGATTTTCAATAGGCTGGCAGAATGTTCTCATCATGCCGATTTTATCGAACTCGTCTGACACAAGGTTTCTGATTTTTTTTGCTTGCGTTTTCTTGCCTTTGGCGAGGTTGCTATAAACATTCACTGTGTACAGTAGGTTGCTTGCGTTCTCAATTCTGCCGCTGTCTATGTACGCAGGATCAACCGAGTTGCTTGTTTCCACGATTGATACATACGGAAATGTTGCGGGTTTATCTGTGTTTATGCTGCTGACAGATATACCCTTGAAGGCTTTTTCAAGTGCTTTCGACACTGTGTCAAACACCTTGTTTTCAATGTCAATCACTTAAAAACCTCCTTAATAATGTTGTCAAGAGCATTTCGCATTTCCAACCCTGTTTCGTACATAAATGGCCTGCTTGGCATACCCTGTGTAAACTTCCACGTTCCGTCATCAGCAGGATAAAACCAGCCTATGCGTCCGTCTTGCGTCGTGATATAATGTGTTCCACCCATATATTGATAGCCACATTCGCTTATGGCTTGTCCTACATATGGCTGTGATGCGCCTTTTACACCTGTTCCAAATTCAACGAACACTGCATAATCACAGTCACAGAAAATAAAGCCAGCATTAAGCAACGGGCTATAGTAGCCGTCAACCTGACTGAGCAAATGTCCTGTATCAGGGATATCCATTTCAATGACTTTTGCTCTGCATATCGTTAGTCCATAATCAGTCAGACGCTCCACAAGCAGTTGAGCTTTTTTGTGTATCTCAGCTTTATATGCTTTCATTTGCTCAACGGCTTTTGTCAAGCTATCTTCTGACAGATTAAACGCTATCTTCCTCATTGACATTCACCTGTTTTATGGCAAACTGTATTTGATTTGGCGTAACAGAGCGTTTTTTTACAATGAAATTGTGAGGACCATTGACGTCAATATCTATCCACAGCAGTGAGTGTTCATCAATGTCGCACTTCATATCTGCGGTTGACATTGTTCTATCATAGTCCAGGTTTCGACCGAACTGTGACATTTCGCTGTCGCTTTTATTGCCTGAAATCGACATATAGCACTCGCTAAAATCTGAGTAACTTATGCCTTTCTCGCCTGTCCTATAGCCGTCATCATCAAGTAAATCTTGTTCACCTAAATACAGCTTATAGCTTATTTTTGTAACGTTTCGCATTAGGTTTCTCATTACAATACCTCAGCTTTCGGAACGATTTCGTCAAGCAATTGTTGAGATACCCACGAGCTTTCATATGTACGGCTTACTCCGTTTTCAGAGTGTGCCTTTTCGCCCTCAGCTCCACGCTTATTGTATAGGTCTATGGCAATTCTCAACTGTAAGCCTTTGTACTGTGGCTCAACCTCTGTGCGGTCTGTGCCGAAAGGGAAGCGATGTGCAAGGATAATTGATTGAGCAGTGTCTAAATACTGCATAATCAATTCCTCGGAATTTTCCTCAGGAACGCTTGCCTTAAACAGCTCAATCATATCCATTTTGCACTCTCCTTTTATGCCTTAGACGCTACTGTAGCTGAACCAGCCTTTACAGCCTTGTTGTTTGCATCTACCTCAACGATGAGTATCTTATTACCTGTTGTTGCGGTGATCTCGGATACTCCGTCCCATGCAGTGTAGCCTGACTTGCAATCTGCACCAAACTCAGGAACAGTTACACTTGATGCTGTCTTATACTTGTAGGAGTTGCCTGCTGACAGAGATGGTGATACTGTTACCTTTGTCTTGCCTGATGCACTTGTGCCAGCGACAGAATTTACTGTAAGCTCACCGATTTTGGCATTTGTGTTGATAACATAAACGTTATCCATGTCCTCAAATGATGGCAGGACGATTTCGCTTGCAAGCACTCTTATATTAACAGGGTTTTGCTGCTTGATTGTTGTAATTGCAACGCCTGTATTTACGATAGCGACATCTGCCTTGCCGTCAGCCATGAGGTCAGCCTCTTCAGGTGTTGTGCCATAAACTGTTGAACCGAGTGGCTGTGCGGGGAGAAGTGTTACCATATCATCTGGATAAAATTTCTTTGCTGTGCCACTTTCGTCAATAAATGACTTGTTGTTTACAACAACTGTGAGCTCAGTTTCCTCAGAGATGTACTCCTTTACGAGCTTGTCTGTTATGAGAACAACCCCACCTGCTGCCTGAGCTTTGGCAACGATATATGCCTTGACGTTCTCATTCTCTCTGATGTCTCTGAGTGTCTTCTTCGACATCAGGGCGATTGTAGGAACGTTTCCTGTAAGCTTATAAACAGCTTCCTGAGCATCAAGAATGTCCTGTACAGGGTTTGAATTCTTATGGTCTGTCCATGCAGCTGTACCTGTGAGGGCCTTGAAATTGTTTGTCTTGAATGAGCCGTCAACGTCATACTCATACAGACAGCTTACCTCTGCACCGTCTGACAACTCAATCTTAGGAGAACCATCAGCCGGTGAGAGAAGCTGCATGATCATTCTCTCTGGAACAACATTTGCACCATTGGTAAGGTTCTTGGCATCGCTGTAGATGTTATCAAGTACAGGCTGTACATATGGATCATTGCTGTCCTGTGCTCTCAGGATCTCCTGCCTGTCGCTTTCCTTGATGATAAAGCTGTCACGGAAGAATGGCATTTCTGTCTGAATTGCAGTTACGCCAATTCTATCTCTGACGGGTGCTACAGTATCAAACGTACTCTGGCTGAGTGTTACAGGCAGGCCTGACCTACCCTTAATCCACTTTATATCGATACCCTTTTTCTTTACAGGTGGGAACAGGGAAGTTCCCAGATAGCCTTCTGTATTTGCCTGCTCAAGGTACTTTGTCCAGTACATAGCAAATGCCTTAGCTGTGAAAACATCTGAAAAATTCTGCATTATGTATTGCCTCCCTTATTCAAAAAAATGTGATTCTAGGCAGTGCTGTCTTAGCCGCTGTCTGTACTGTTACGCCGTTAGCTGTCAGCTTAGCGGTTGAAACTGTTCCTGCATACACAAGTGCTACTGTCTTATCGCCGTCGGTTACGTCAACTGTGTCAAGCAGAAGACCGATAGCGGTTGAATCGTTTGCAGGAAATGGAGTTCCACCTTTAACGATTTTCTTTCCGTTGCTATCAGCTGTGATAGCGCTTGCCTTGATTGTATATGGTCTTGCTAAAAATTCGCCGTTTGCAAGAATTGTCTTATCTGCAATTACGGCTGTAGACTTCATCATATTAGCCATTTAATTACCTCCTATATGTATTTTTTTAGACCTTCCGCCGCAGTTTTAGCAATGGTTGCTCTGTCTGTAGCCAACTTCTCGGCTATCTTTTCAGCAGATGTAAGTCCGTCGTTTCCGCCTGCTCCCTGAGGCTTTGGAGTGTTCTTTAGGCCGTCTTCTTTAAGCTTATCTTCAACGGCTTTCTTTTGAGATGTGAGCATTGCGGCAATGGACTTTGCAGAATTAACTGTAGTTTCTTCATTGTCTGAAACAATGCTGTCGATAAATCCCTTGTAATCGTCCTCTTTAAGGCCACAGTTTACGAACTCCGCAACAGCTTTAGTCTTGTTCAGCATTTTCAGGTTGGTGATCTTAGCCGCCTCAGCTTCATCAGTGAGTTTTTTCAATTTCTGCTCAGCTGTCAGCTTCTCAGCTTCATAGTCATCATACTTCTTTGCCTTATCTCTGAGCGCTGCAAGCTCGTCAACTTTTACACCGCTGGACTTGGCCGCTGTGACTTCGCCATTGTGTTTGTTCAGAAATGCTGTGATTTCCTCGTCTGTTGCGTTTGGGAAAATACCCTTTACGTCTTCTCTTGTCATAAAGAAACACTCCTTTTCTACGTCTACGCTTATTAACGCCGGTTGCTCGGCTTGACGTTTGCTGTTTAACGCACAGCTACAATTTATTTCACAGGTTGCATAACACACCTGCAATTAACGATTTCTTTTGCCGATGCTCCCAGCGAACTATCTTGTGGAAACATCAGCTGGCTGCTGCCAATGTCAAATGGTTCAAACAAGCTCCTGACTTGTCCGTCTGCGACTTTGTGTGTATCTCGGACCTTGTTGTCCTTAAACGATACCCACATTTTCTTTGTGTAACCGCTTTGATAATATCCCTCAAGGGCTGCGCACTCACACAGAGCATTAATTTCTGTGCGTGATATAGTCCTAGCTCGGCTTACCGAAAATGCGTTGTCATAATCACCACTTTCAATTAGCCTTTGGGTTGTCTGCTGAATTTCCTTTGCAAACTGTTCCGAGTGCTTAACAATCCATTTTTGGGAATATTCTGATAGCCCCTTTACATTGCTTGCTATGGTCAGAACATACTTTAAAAAATAATTGTTCGTAATCTCGATGTATGTGCTTGACATTATCGTTGCATACACTGTTGCATATAGCAGATATTTGTCGCTGTCAGTACGCTCACGCTGTGAGGAAAATATCTTATTGAGCTCTCGTTCAAACACTGCCGCCATTTCTATTCGCAACAGCTTTTCAGCGGTTGGAAGCTCCATTTTGTTAAACCACAACACGTTAAGCTCATCAAATTTAAGCGTTGCCACTGTTATCACCGCCGTTGTTGTCCATAGCTCCTATGGCCTTGAGCATTTCATCAGCTACAGTGGTATTTACGGCAAAATTACCCGTGTCTTGCTGTTGCTGTGTTGTTGCTTCTAAGTATGGCTTGCTATCCTGATAAACCTGTTCAGGATCAGAAAACAATCCACAGTGCAGAATGGCTATTCTTGGGTGAATGCCTGCCTGCAACATATTCATCAGACCTTGCGTCTTAGTGAGCAGGTTGTCAGTCTTGTTTCTTGTAAACTTCACATCAATATCGTGAAGTTTAATATCTTTGACTTCCTGCTTGCAGTTTCGAGTGTTCTTGCAGATTTTCAGAACAACTCTTAAAAACTGCTTTTCAGGCTTTACAAACATCAATTCAAAAGCTTTGGCAGCACTTTCAGCCATTACCCAGCCTTCACCGATTATCAGTGCTTGACCTGTGTTGCCACCTGCACTTGCTCTACGATCAGGCACACTCGCAATCGTCAACATTCGATCATATAGGTCATCTTTAGCTACCTGAGTCTGTGAAATATCGAGCTTTGTTTCGATATTTTTTATTGACGCTTGACGCCCTTCTTGCGAACGGGTTTTTATTGCGCCAAGCTCTTTGAGCTCTTGCAGCTGTTTTTTGTCGATATCTATGTTGTCAAACCATGTAAACGCCTGTATTATCTGCTCAATTCCGTCAATGTCATTACTGTCAATGTTGTTTATAGCATCGCAAAGTGTTATAACTGTCTCAAATGAGCCTAAACGTTCAGGGTTGTTTTCATACTCGATAATCGGAATATATCCGATGTTGTTCGGCTGTGATCTGGCCACAACGCCTTCACCGTTTTTGAAGTCGATACGCCAATACCACTCATCGGTGTAAATGTCATACGACCTGTAGCTTGTTATATCTGCGTTTGCAAATCTGTAGCTGGAGTATGTCACACCAATAACAGGCTTGCGTTTATAGTCATTACTGTAGATAACAAACGTGTTTCTAGGGTCAAGTATATATGTTTCAAACGGAACATCTTCGTCCACATCAGAGGGAAGTACGAGCCTATATCCCACGCCACACTGATTTATCCACTCAGCAAGCTCTCTGTCCTTGGCAGCTTTATCGTCCTCTTGCATATACTCGTTGAGAGCCGCCACACCATTATCCGATGGAACATCGTTCTCTGTATTATCAAGCTCACAATTTCCACGCTTGACATACTGAACAGGCTCGCCAAAGATAAAACCGACTTTGAAATTGTTTATTTCCAATGCATGGTTTTCAACGATTTTGTTATTAATCTCAGGCCTAACCTCTTTGACACGATTTAAAATTGGTTGCTTCCCACGTAGATAGTTGTGGAGATACTCAATTTCTTCTCGGTTCAATTCGTGAGTTGCGACCGCTCTCCGAACTATTTCAATAATGTTTTCTTCTGTAATATCTCTTTCATTCAGAAGGATTTTTCGTCTGCCGTGTAATTCCGTATTGTTTCACCTCCGTGCAACAAAAAAAGTGCCTATCAGCTATCTTTTTTAGATAACTAATAGGCACTTGGTAATTAAACACTTGGCACTTAATATTTGCTTTACAACAAAACAACAAATTCTATTCAAGCTTTCGCTTTACACATAAAATTCTAATCATATTCAGCCACTAGGCGGATAAGGCTGAGCTTGCAGGAGCGACCCACAAGCTTCTTACCCGTTTGTATCCTACGCGAGATTAATGCCCGCAAATTTCACATGACTTTCAGCAAAATTTTGTTTCACGATTTATGCTACTCTTTCTTGCTTCTTGCCTTATTTCAACGTGATTATCAGATTGTTTTGGTATTACCCACATTGGCTTGCAAGCACCAGCTCACAGCTTATGGGCTTATTGTCTCACAGAGACCGTCTATTATTCTGACGGCAAGTTTGCAAAGCCTTTGACTATACATTTTATGTGCACAACCGACTTCGATTGAGAATGCTCTCTCCATTGATAGCCTCACAGCTATTAATAAGCCCCCTTGCGAACGTATCCGTACACACAAGACACCTCCGGTTGTCGATTTCTGAGCGAGTTGTCAGCCCGTTATGCACTCAGGTAAATAAAATTTGTTATTTTGTTGTAAAGTTTCTTATGGTGCCGACTTTCAGGCTCACACTGTCAGCCGACATGTGCGGCGTGTTACCGCCGCTGTAAAAACAGAAAGGAGATCAAGCCTGGACAAGCTTGCATGACAGCTGCTTTGTGGGTGAGGGTAGCAGTTGCCAAATGGAGCAGATATCAAGCTGGCACGCTCTCAACCTGCAAATTCAAAGCTGTACCTGTTGCAATACAGCTTTGTGATCCTGCCCGAACACTTGTCAGTGTTGGCAATGTTAACGGAAAGGTGCTTTTCGAAAAAAGTAGGATTAAGCACTAACCTGTTGGGCTGGACTTCGTTCCAGCGGACGATGACATTAAAGTTCTATTTGTTTAATGCCATACTCAACACAACAACTGTGTTCCAAGCGACAGCCTCGTGCGTCTTTCCAACCGCTACAAAAAACAGCAGCATCGGCTGATGAGAGCAATTCAAGTGACTTTCCGAGAAACCAAAGCGGTTTTGCATCAGCAGGAGCACTCTGGAAGAAAGAGTCGATAACCTCTATATCTGCATTGTATTTTTCCTTTGCAATTTCAATGGCTTTTGCTCTTTCCGTCAATATTTCTTCATCTGTTTTACCACGCATGGGCTGTGATATGAAAATCTTCATATGTCTATTCTCTCTTTCCATAATCGTTGGTGTTCCGTGTGGGAATTGCACCCACTCTGACTTTGCGGAACATACGGGGCTTTCGCCCCGTAAATTAACTTAACGGAGGTGCTTTTCAGCACTTATGGGCAATTTAACTGCAACGTTTTTCTTGCAGCCCTTGCAGTATGGATAGATAACGCCCTTTGCGTCATTATCGACTTCCATAAGCTTTCGCTTTATGCCTGCCGCCGCACAGCTCGGACAATATACATCTATGCGCCTATTATGTATGCGCCTATTAT